CCCGACCAGGTTTGGACGTTTGTCGTACCACCGTGCGACTCCCCTCTTGGGGAGTTGGAGCGGGGTACTCCCGCTTATGGGGGTGCCATGGAAGGCAATCCGTCCGAGCTATGTGAAACCACTGATGAGCACTTAATCGTCCCAACGGGCGAAGTGTTCGTGGAAGAGGTCTCTTTTACGGAGACCTACCAGAGCGTACAGGGTGATTCCAGTACGAACTTTGAGCCGGGAGTCAATCTCTCGACCGACTGGGCCTATGATAGGCCCGAACCCCTAGTCCTCCAACTGCAAGAGGAGGACTTGACAGAATGTTTTATCAGGGCGTTTGCATACGAACAGTGTGTTCTCAATGAGGACCCCTTTACGTGCAGACCTATTTCTGACTACGCCAGCGGAGAGCATTGCAAAATGCCTACTTGCGCCGTCCTCCAAGACACTAATCATCCAGTTTATCTGTTTGTCACACGTGTTGCGGAGCGGTATGACACTTACTTATACAGAGCTTCCTATACCCTAGGTCAATCCTCCTGTTCATCAACTGCTTTGGTAGTTAGAGAATATGGAGTCGTTTGCGAATGGGTAGGGGAGACTTTCTCTTTTCAGTTTGTCAGCGAGTTCTTGGACTTTGTTTACAACTCTTTCGTGACCGTTATTTGGTTATTCACGTCTACGCCCCTTAGAACAATCTTGGTAAATGGATCTAATCTTTTCCTGCCCCTGGTCAATTTGGCCTGGGACTACGTTACTGGTTTTCTCACCGGAAGACATGCACTCTACAATTGGGTGTACCTCTTCTGGGTTCTGAGTGAACTTTCACCATTGACGAGTTCAGCTGTTGCTCTTCGGAGCGACAAGCTAGTCCTCTTTCAACCACCCACTGTCTTTGATAGCACCTTTTGGCGCTTCTTCGGAGCGGTGGCACGACTACCTGCTAGGATACCTAGCTGGGGCATTGCCCTGGCCATGTGTGCCTTGGCTGGTGCTTATTACAAATGGCTCTGCAAGTCAGACTCTATTGTGCTAACCAAAAATGGTCAGGTGTATAACAAACAGGAAGCAGCCACGAACACAAAACTTTTCAAGGTTTTAAACACCAATGAAATACCAAAAAGCCTAGTTGTCATCTCACGAGAAGACGGCGAAGTCCTTGCCATGGGTCACCGTTACGGTGACAACCTGATTTGCACAGACCATCAATTTACTGACTTAAGACTCAGCGAAGAAGATGGGCTCTGGGCGAGCTCGGCCAGAAAGGTTTTTGCAGGTGGACCCGTTATAAGGGTCAACCTTGGTAAACTGCGTTTGCGGCCAAAGATGAAAGCATATCTGCCTAGTGACGGAAACGACTACAAACAGCTCGACTACTCCATAACGCCCCTAACGACCAATCAATGGTCACTTATTGGGGTATCAGGAGTTAAGCACTACGACCAACCCAAGAAGAACGAGGACTATACAGTCTTTGGTTTGATTGATGGTGTGTGGTGCTTTAGCCGCACTGAGGTTGGCGACATTATTGTGGACAAGAGAGACTATGGAGCTTATATTAGGCATAATGCCTATACGGTTCCCGGCTTCTCTGGTTCACCGTTGTTCAACTCCACTGGTACCGCCATTATTGGTATGCATATCGGTTGCGTGCACAACGCCCCTTCCCGGGGCGCTAAGCCCAAGACTGATAAGAACGAACCAACCCCTACGACTTACACATCGAATTACTTTTTCCCAGTTAGTCCCACTATCAAAATGCTTCGTGAAATGAAGTTGCAGAACTCTCTTGCACCCAACAACGTACAGGAATCCCGCAATGTCAAGGCCAATGACTCGCTCATACCCAATGACATAAAGGAATCCCGGAAGATGAAGGGTGGAATCAATCGTAGATTGAAGGGTCCTGCACTCAATGAATACAACAAGCAGAAGCGGGCTATACAGGGAATGATTGACATGGAGTTTGAATTTCTAGTAGCAACAAGTAACTGGGCCTCTTATGGCTCAGGTATTGAAGACTACACAGAGATGTTGAGCGACTATCACGATTCTTTTGCAAGGCCTAGTCGTGCCCAGTTCGAGTTTACTCGCATTGCGGACACGCATGGCATTAATTTGCAGAACATGATCGAACGTCAATTCACTTTCGAGAAGCTACACAACCTTGTCACGGGAAACCTCGCCTACACTCTTTCAGAGGAGGAGATGGATGAACGCGTCAAAGAGATGGTAGATGACATGGAAGCAAAGGTATACGAGTACGAGTCTAGAGACAACTACGAATACGATGAAGATGGCAATGAGTACTTCGACAAATCTGACGACGGTCTCTTCGGAGACATGGATGAAGACATGTTTGAGGACTTCAACAACCCACTCATCAATGCCGCCCAAGGCGGCTACGAATGCGTAGTAACTCCTGTTAACAACAAGGAGGTCAAGAGGTCAAGAACCGAGACTGAACAAACTGAAACAGCAGGCCCTACACCGAGGGACGCTTCCCTGAGTGACACTTCTAGTGACACAGAAGGAGCAGCGCCACCCGCGAAACGCTCTAGAGCGGAAGGCCCGGCACGTAACGAAGTTCAGCCAGAGGAGGAAGTGGATTCGGCACCTACCCCCCCAGAAATCACTCCGGTGGTTTTTCAGGGGGGGCTGGAAACCCCGTCCGCACCCTCCGGGAACGGTTCTTTGACGTCCACGTCCCCCCCAGCGATTTTGAGGAAAGAGTACCCGGTGCAACCACCATTGGTCTTCACAGCGGACCAAGCGGCTGCCAAAAGGGAGGAGTTAAATTCTCTCTCCCGCGATCTCTTCGAGCTCCAACAGTTTCACATGGATTATGTGGCACTAATGGAGAAGATGAAGCCAGGTTGGTGGAAGGCCCAGAACGGCCAATCTACAATGCCGAGTTTCCCTCAGAACCCTATTCAGGAACTCTCAGAAACGTTAGAACGTTCACAGCTCCACGGCTCGACCCCAGTGCCGTCCGTGGAGCCCTCACGGTCCTCTTTGCCAGAACCCCAGCCTGTCTCCCTTCAAGGGGGAACGGTATCCACGGTTACAATGTCAAAGGATGGGGAGATCTTGTATGTATCACCGACCATTTCGACGAACCCGGCCCCAAACAAGGGGAAGAGTCCGGCGAAAGAGCCGCAAGCAGAAGAGACTTCCCCAAGGACAACTGTCGAGGTGAAAACCAAGGCGGACCTGTCCAATTCGGAAATCCAGCCAGAGACGCTCCCCGCTACCTCGGATCTATCCAAGGCGAAGAAGCCCAAATCCGACGCTCAACGCGCGAAAGCAAAGTTGAACGCGAGGATACGGACTCAAGCCATCAAGGAAGGAGTCGTGCGCGGTTTCGGCGAGAGTTGGAACTCGGCAATGATCCGTTTGGGACGCCACCCAGAACAAATGGCAGCTCCGATTCAGGAGCTCCTGACGTACTCGGTGACCTTCGATTCGGAGTTCAAGCCAAACGACCTTACGGTGGGGGGAACCCTGCTCTGCGCCCTGAAAGGCGAGGAAGTACCAAAATCACATCTGGGGGGAGACCCCACGGAAATGATGTACCTCCACGAAATTCGGGTGTACAAGGACATGGAACGTTTCGCCCTGGAAGCCGGGGTGGAAAAATTCAAGTTTCGTCACCTGGAGTTGACACTGGAAAAAGTGCGGCAATACATCGTGCACTACGAGATCCTACTGGGAAGGTGGAAGACATTCCGTTTTTCCACCTCCCTGGACCTGGAAGTGTCTACAACCCCGTCTATTTCCAAGGAAGCAGCCGGGAAGCCAAAGACGAAGAAGGCCGGATTCAAACCCAACCTTCCGTCGGCTCCCCAGACGACCAAGCCTACGGGCTCCAGCTCCAAGAAGAAGCTCCCACCCTCCGGTTCCACACCAACGGGGGACTCCGCCAAGCAAGAGACGGTGAAATCCCAATAGAGGATGCCACTATCTCTACCGCCAACGCTCAAGCCCCCTGCTACTTCCCGGGAAACCGGGAGGGAGCATTCGATTTTTCCTCCATGGACGGCTGTCGGGAGGCGATCCAGGACTCACTCAAGTTTGTCCAAAGATCGTCCACTCCTGGCTATCCGTTCATGCGCTACAAAGACAATGAAACCGTCATCGAAAACCCGGAGATGTTGAAGTTAACCGTCGAGGCGGCTGCCCACCTTTTGTGGAAAGCTGCTACGACCGACTCCGACATCCTGCTCTCGGGCAGTATCTGGGATCTCGTTGACCGTGGGTTACTACCTGTATTCATGGTTTTCATCAAAAACGAACCTCACCCCTTACGAAAAGCAAGAGAGGGGCGTTACCGTGTGATTGTTCACACTGGTTTGCTCTTCCAACTGCTTGAAATTTCGCTGTTCCACGAGTATGAGCGGGCCCAAAAGGCCCGCTTTCCTCGTTCAGAACTTGCACTTGGGATTGGGTTCTCCCCTGCACTCTCCAACGCATTTGCCGCGGAGGTGAAGGAAATGGTGGAAACCAAAGGAGACGGCATTGGGCCTAAAACCAGCGACATTTCTGGTTACGACGCAACCTGCACCTACGAGAAAATCCAAATTTTAGCTAACGTTGTTAAGCTGAAAACGGTACTCAAGGCGCGGCCGTTTCGTGACCACGAAGGTTGCATCCTCAACCCTGAGGCATTTTACCCCTCGCGGGCGTCACTCCAGGCGTTCAGGCGGGCGGTGGAGAACTGGGCAATCATGCTCACGCGCTCCCCGTACCTGCTCAAGGACGGCACGATTATCGCCAAACTTCGCATGGGGCTCCAAGCTTCTGGGAGCAGGATAACCACCATTTGCAACGGCACTATGCGCGCTACGCTCTCACGTATTTGTGGAGCTTCGGCGCGGAAGGTGGCCGGAGACGACATTCTCGAATGCGACAACAACGGATCTTCCGATGTTTGCAATCAAAGGATGAAGTCTTACGGCTATACCCTCCGCGAAGCTGAGCTCAACACTCCGTCCGATTTCAAGTTTTGCAGCCATCGATTTTTCGACCAAGGTTCAGGCGACTATACCAGTTACCTTTTGAACATTGAGAAAATGATCTTTGGCTTCTTGACCATGAAGAAAATGTCGGTGGAAAACATGTATGGCCTCTATCATGAGGTCTCATTTCTTCCCACCCAACTTGCTCTTCCGATTTTGGACTTCATTACTGAGAACATGCTGGCACCTCCCCCCTCGGCAGGGTGCTAGGCCGATGAACACTGGAAACAGTGATCTCGGTGCCGCCACCGGCGAGACGCTTCAAGCGTCTTCGCTTGCAAATCGACAATCAAACATTTCCGCCAGTCAATCGAAGCTCCTTCGACGATTGAATGCGGCGGGGATGTCCAAGCCGGGCGAGGAGTGGTTAATTTCCGCACTCGACCCGTACCATGATCTCGCACTCACCCTGCAAGGCTATCCTGATGGTGCTCGGCAGCGATCCATTGTCCAAGTCATCAAACGTGACTACGACATTAGGCGTCCTGCCACCCTCGCTCTCGACCCCGGAGAGCAATGGGATGCACACATCTTCAACATGCCAAATTTGCTGGGCGAGTCGGGCCTCGACGCTACCCCACCGCTCGGTACTGCATCCGCCAATGCTAACTGGGCCTCGGCCTCCGGGAATAACTTCCTGGATGACCCTGGCTCGGTTAAGGCTTGCGCCCCGGGCACGGGGCCTGGAAACTTGAACATTGTTTACGTTAAATCCGGGTCCCCTGCGTGGATCAAGGGTCGTACCTACCCGGGTACCACGGGGGAAATTCCCCCGAGCTCCGCCACTTGCGTTATCCACAACATTTCACCTGATTATGAGGTGCTCCGTCAAGGAGCAGCTGATTTGAATGTGATGAGTTCAGACTACACGAGTGGCCTGCACCGGGTTATTGCCCAGGGCTACGAAATTTCGAACACCTCCAAGGTCCTCGACATGGAAGGGAGTATTACTGTCTACGGACAGAATTCTCGCACCATTGACGGGATCGGTGCTCGTTACGTCACCGCCCTCGGCTCCCAGGATGGCCCCTCGTATGATGTGCTCCGCACTAGCGGACCGCCCGCCACTTCTGACGAAGCCCTGAACCTACCTGGTTCTCGGCTTTGGCACTCGAAGTACGGCGCTTACGTGGTTCCTGCCCTCCAAGACACCAACATCCCGTACGTTTCGTACGAGCCCAAGAATTACATCTGGGACGGTGCCGACCAGCAAGCTCTCTTTTACGGGGCTGTACCTGGTGACGCTGGCGTCATCGCTACACTCTCCACAAAGAGGCACACTGGCCCAGGCACCCCCCCGGCTGGAACCCCCATGATGCGCTCATTTGATCGGTGCCGTGCTCAGCACGGCGTTTACATCACGCAACAAGGCGTGGACGCAAAGTTCAAGCTAACTTGCAGATGGATCATTGAGAGCGCCTCTACGGTGGTCCGGCCTGGTCTTGTGGTTCTTCAACCCCCTTCACCCGAGCTCGACCCAATCGCTCGCGCTGTGTACAGTGAGGCAATGCGCCTCGCTCCACCCGGCGTGCGCCTGGACGAGAACGCTTTCGGGGAGTGGTTCCGCGAAGCTGCTGGACGAGTTCTTGCGGCCGTCAAGCCAATGGCAAGGATCGCGGCTCCTATAGCTGCGACCGCCTTCACAGGCAATCCTATGGCTGGCATGGTCGTGAACGACTTGATTCACGCTGTCGAAGGCAGACGCACTGCGAAACCTCGCGAAGAGGTTGTTGTTATGCGCCCCTCCAAAAAGAAGAAGACGAAAGTCATCATCGAGGAGGTTAAGCGCAAAAAGCAAAGCAGGCGTTAGCCCGCCCTTTCTACTCGTAATCCCGGAAAACAAGGGACCGAGGCTGGAGTAAACCAGTTATCAAATCACCAAATCCCACTGACCTGGGTGAGTGCCCTGAGCTTGACAGCTCGGGGCATTCGGATAGCCCTGATCCCCACTGACCTGGGGGTTGGAAACACGACTCATCGTCGTGTATCCTGGCTAGATGCAGTAGAAATTCCTGTAGAACCCACGGTGTG